GCGGCGTCCAAACGAAGTGTGGCATTTGTCAGTGCTTGCTGTGCAGCAATGATGGCATCCGTGTCAAACGCTTCATGGGCATCCTTCAGCTCCTTCTTGGCAGCTTCCAATGCTTGTGTTGCGCTTTGCACAGAGGTTTTTGCAAACGCTTCCTGTCCAATGTTAACGTGTTTTTTGAGTTTGTTATTCTCTTGAATAAGCTGCTGTGCGAGACGCTCAAGCTCATCTTTCTCACGAGCAAGGGCTTCTTTGACTCGACGTTCGTCATGACGCGCATGTGTCAACTCTTGGATTCGAGCTTTGACTTTGTCTGAGTAGTTCTCAATTTCGTCGTCGGTGGGGTCTTTGACCTCACGATCCAGTGGCTTGCGGCCACGGTCACGCTCAGGCGTGTCGTCAACGATTTCAATCTCTACATCGACTTCACCTTCCGCTGGGGCGTTAGCCTTTTCTGCGTCGATTTCGTCGGGGAACTTAAACTGTTCAGCCATAGTTTTCCTTTCAAGCGCGGGTTAAGCCGCGAGGGTCTTGCACAACAGCATCAACTTGGTCATCGTTGATGAGACGGAACTCCTTGCCAAAGATCTTGAATCTTGTGCCGGAGTAAGTACGCACTAGCACGAAGTCGCCTTCTTTACACCATGCTCCGTTGGGGAACTTGGCGGTGTCTTTGTACGCATCGGGGCCTACACGCAGGACAAACAGCACCGTGGTGGCGTGTTCTTCTTGGCGCATAGTAGCTGTATCTCTCACGAGATCCAGTGTTGTTCCTGCAATCTTTTGTTCGACTTCAGGCACGATACAGAGCAGCTTCCAGCCCGTTGGGGTTGGCAGTGCACCTGCTTTGTCTTCATCCGTGTCGGTCTCCTGTGGAGTCTCAACGGGCTGAATACTTTTGGGCAAAACAATGCCCGGCGGCAGAATGATTTCACTCATCTGATTCTTCGACTTTCTGTAGCAGGTCAAGGACGTAACGCTCTGCAAGGGCTAGACCCGAAATAATCCCGCAGAGTTTTTGGTATTCTTCAAATGAGCGGCATGCACCCCCAGCCAAGTCGTCGGCGTAGTTGTTCATGTCGGTGCGTATTTTGTCGCGCAATACGCGTGCGAAGTCTTGGATCATTTAGGTGGTTTCTCCTTCTGGTTTTGGTACACACGGGCTTGGTGCAAGTCTTGCGTCTTGCTTTTTGCGATGTCGATCCCCATGCGGAGACCTTCTCGTTCCTGTTGAGCAGCAAGTTTTGCCTTGCTGTCTTGGATTTGTGCGCCCACGCGCATGGATTCCAGTTGGAGTTGGCCACTGACTTTGGCCTGTTCCAATTCCAATTTGTCGGCGGCAGTAGCGGCGTCTGTGGCCAGCTTCTGTTTTTTGATTTCGAGTTCTTGCATGCGAATCTGCAAGTCTTGCTGTTGCATCTGCAAGACGGGATCCTGCATCTGTTGTTGGGCTTGTTGCTGCTGAGCCTGTGCTTGGTCTTGTGCCAAAACTTGCTGAGAAGCCTGCGCCATGAGGCGAGACAGCGCCAATTCTGCTTCGGGCGGCAACTTTGTGCCTTCGGGCGGCAAAGGCATGCCCAATTGTTGCTCCACTTTTTGCCGCATCAGGTACCCAGTGTGCTCGGCAACGTGCGCCATCAGCTCGGCTTGGATGGCCTGTGCCCGTGGGTTCTGTCCCATAAACTGGGCCACCAGCGGATCCTGAATCAGCGACATGTGTGACTGGATGTGTGCCATCTGGTCTTGGTACATAAACGCTTTGACGGGTTTGCCCTTGAGAATGTTCTGATTCTCAGTGATGGGATCCATTGGCTTCATGTCTTCTTCGATCGGCACGAGCTTTTCGGCGTTCTTGATGCCCAAAACCTCCAACATACCACGGTGAAGCTGCGGCATATCGTAAATATCGGGGGCCATCTGCGCCATCTGGATCACAGCTTGGTACTGGATCACGCGTTGGCTCATTGTTGCCGCGTTTGGATCGGATACGGGGATCACATCCACCAAGTCGTAGTCAGTTTTCTTGGCTTTACGTGTGCCGTACTCAGGATCGTACGTGTAATTGGGGTCTGTGTAGTCGCGGATCAGGTCTTTGAGCAGTTTTAGCTCTTGTTTTAGCGCGAAATGCACGCGAGCCTGCACAGCCGTCATCACTTTAAGCTGGCGCTCAAGCAATGCAAGCGTTGTACCCACAGGCGCGTTGGCAGACATGTCCGAGACGTTCATATCCGCAGTCGCGGCAAAGCGGCGGCCTTCTTCCACGATGTTTTGCAGCAGTGTGTACAGAACTTGTGAGGGCTCTTTGTACGGCAGGGGCAAAATATTGTCGCGGATTGACCCAGAACCGATGTCTACGTCGCGGAATTCTCCGGGAGCGATCGGTGTGTCATCACCTTTGATTCGCAGTCCACGGGATTTGAGGCCGCCCGGAAGATTAGATAGCGTTCCTGCGTCAACCAGTTGACGCATAAGGCTTGTGGCTGACTTGGCAAAACCACCGATAAGGTGGAAGAGGCCAAAACCATATGCTCCGAAGCCGGGGATATATTGGTAGTGTACAAAATGCTGGCGTTTGAGCTTGAGGTCATCATCTTCTTTCCAGTTACGGCGGATGGACAGCACCTCGTTTGTGCCTTTAATCAGTGTCACCACGTATGGCAGCATGATCTCGGTCTCTTCACCGTCGTCATCCACGTCGTTGAAACCATCCAAGTCCAAGTCAACGTGGCACTCATACAGCGTGAAGCGGTCGTCGTTCAGGTCGCTAAAGCCTGTCTCTTTGTCCTTGGCCTTCTGGATGTTTGTCTGGCTGCGGTCAGGATCGGGCAAGTCCACGTCGCGGTAGAACCCAGCGGCTTGCAGTTTAAGAATCTCGTTCTTGGTCTTGCGCATGACGTGCGTGACGCGGTAGCACGTGTCCAAGTCTGTCGCACCGTAGGGCAAGATAATGTCTTCGGCTGGCACGAACATCGACACCTGACGGCCAAGCGCGGGGTCAAAGTACACCTTCTTAAACGCTGAACCTGTAGCTGGCAGTGACCAGAGCATGCGCTCGTGTTCAGCGCGGAACTCCTTCATGACTTCTGTCAGTTCGTAGTTCATGTCGTCTTCAACGTTAGACGCCTTTTCTTTGACCTCTGGCGTGTCTTTACCAATGATCTTGGTGCGCACAGGGCCAGACGCTGGGAATGTCTCGGTAATCGTTTCAGCTTGAAAACGTACAACAGCCTCGGTGATCATGGGGTGGAACACACCGCATGCGCCGTTCCATGGCTCCGTACGCTCTTCCATCTGGAGGCCCAGAAGTTTAAGACCCTCTGTGTAAGACTTCTCCCAGTCCTTGCGACTGTTCTTGTCGTTCTCAATGTCCCCCGCCAAGTCACCGGCCATCGTTGCAATGGCGCTCTCCTTCATGTAGTCGGCAAGGTTAGCGTCAAACGGGATGTCGCCTAAGTCCTCTTCGGCTTCCCCAGTGAGGCTGACCTCCAAGCCGTCGATGCCAACGGTTACTTCTTCTGGGTCAACAATCTCGATCTCTAGGGGAGACTCCTGCTCTGCCAGAGCGTCAATGCCCAGTGGTTGTTGGTAGAGCGCCTTGTCAATGTTCGTAGCCATTTCAATCCTTAATAGTATGCTGCTTTACGTGGGGCCCGCATCATGTAGTCGTCTTTCTCGTCTGACTCCAGAGAAATAAACCCACCTTGTCTGAACCGCAGCAGAGCTTGCGTTGTCGTATCCACGAAGTCGTCGTGCTCCCCAACTGGGAACGCCGCCATCTCTTCAATTACTTCCCGTGCCCAGCGTGTGTCGGGTGCCCAGACTTTACCACTGCTGAATAAATCTGCAACTGCATTTACGCGCACCATCTTGTCGTTGCCTCGGGACGGGCTGAACTCCTGCACAGGTATGCCCATGCTTCGAAGTTCTTGGATCAGCGGCGCACCTGCCGCCTTCTTCTCCACGATGAACGCATCGGGCTCCCACTCTTTGTAGTGCTTAAGCGCCACGGTCTTCAGCTCAGGAAACGCCATCCTGTCCTTAAACGCGTCAAGCAAGATGAGCTGGGGCGTATCATTTTCTTCCTCGTTGTAGAAAATGCCCCACGTTGTGCACGCGGAGTAGTCAGAGTTTGTCGTAGTCTCAAACGCCGTGTCCCATGACTGGATGATGTACTCGCAAGGGGGCGGGGTGTCGCCTTCCCAGATCCGCCACATCTTACGGCCAACGATGGCCGAGTTCTCAGCCGTGGGCTGCTGCATGTACTGCGCGTTCCAGTACCGTGGGTCGATGGATGCCTTGGTGGACTTCAAAGACT